GTTTCAGAGAGGAGAGATCCATGGGAGTTACCTTCAGGAGTTAGAATAATTAGGTATTGCTGTCACTGCAAAAGCCCTGCACTCATAAGAGATACAGGGCTTTAGATAGGTTAGATAAGATCACCTCCTAGTTTAGCCAGTAGCTGCAGCAGTCAGGTTCCGAATGACTACGTTAGCTGGAGTATTCTTAATCACTGTAGTTACTTCAGTGGTAAGAGTACCGCCTACTGCATCGATACCGTTATCAGAAGCCATCTGACCTTTGGTATTAAACTCCATATTCTGAGTCTTACGGCCTGCAAGATACGCCAGACGGAAGGTAGGAAGGTCTACACCGACCGCCATCTTAGACCAGACAGAGTTAGTATTAAACAGCGGGTGCTCAATCAGACGGAACTTACCACGAGAAGTAGTAAGAGTAGAGAACTGCAGACCGAAGTTAGTCTGTCCGTCCATCAGCTGATAAGTACCATTCAAACGTCCGATGTTATTAAGTACTACCTTAGCATCGCCGCCTACGAACAGAACTCGCTCATTAGCTCCCTTAGGATCAGTAGTCTGATCGAATACAGGATCTAGGAAACCTTCCAGCTGAGTCCAGTTAGTAGTAGCGCCAGCAGTAAAGCTGTTAGTAGCGCCGCCAAAACTAGGAGGATAGAACCCAGGAGTTTCGATCATATTGATCAAACCGTCCATGGTGCGGAAAGGTTGCCCATTACGAGTACCTTGGGATTTCTGACCAAAGAAGATAGCCTTCTCAATATCAGCAGCATGGAACGCAGCAGCATCCTGACGGTTCTCAGCATCAGTACTGTCACCAGCAATAACCTGAGTAGCCTGCGCAGAGCCAGAGATCGCCCAAGTATTACGGAAGATCTGAGTCAGGTTAGTGACTCGTACTGGGATGATGTTATTCGCAGTAGGGCGGTTAGAGCTTTCCTCAAACGCATTACCTACTTGGAACAGATCATCATCGTCATTGATAGCAGCTGCAGCTACAGTACCTACGCTACGAGTAACAGATACAGTAGTTGCACTGTTAACCGTATTGATAATGACGTTCTCGCCGGTACGCTCAATACGCATGATCATACCAGGCAGCGCATTTACTGTGGTATCCATGATAAGAGTAGTATCAGTAGAAAGGAAACCTGCAGCCAAGTTAATCTTAAGTTCAGGAAATACCATGGTCTTAGTGAAGAAGCCGTGCTCAACTTGCAGCGCAGTTTCATCAGACAGCATGGAAGTAAGGCCAAATAGCGGCGCAGTACCGTTAGGCATTAGCCGCGTGATCATAGCAGCAAACGACTTCTTTGCTAGATCCTGAGTGAAGTTACTGGAATTAAAGACTCCGGTAGTCATAAGTAAATCTCCTGTACCTTATAGGTACTAATATTTAAAGAACTAACTAGCTAATTGCCAGAGTCTTAGAAAAGATCGAAAGTAGCAGCTGCTGTCTTAACTAGCTTAAACAGACGGCTAGACTGCGGAGGAACAGACAGAGAGTTATTAGCGCCGATAGCTGTCATACCCGCACCTACTGCAATAACTACATCAAAGGCAGCTGCCTGAGCGTTAGTTACTTCAAAGACATAAGTATCAGTAATGTCCATAGTAGGAAACTCAGCAGCTACCAAAGCAGCAGTAGGTAGGGTATACACTACATCACTGGTAAGAGTAGTACCTTGCTGGATACTGCCTCCGCTTAGTTCTGCTGTAGTCAGAGTCTCATCTGTCTCAGCAGCAAAGTTTTTAATAATAGGGTTAGCAGTAAAACCATCCCCGGCACGCATAGGCTGAAGCAGTTTGCCGTCAGCAGAAACATTCGCACGATGAAAGCCCATAATGACACCTCAATGTCTTAGTTATAAAAGAAAGTAAAAGATAATACTAAGTATGCTGGGGGAGGTTTGTAGTTATAGGTTAGCTATTAAGAAAAGCTTCCCAATCAGGCTCTTGTGCAGAGTTACTGTTAACTACTTCTTTAGGTGCGAACTGCTCTCCCATAGCTACGATAAAGTTCTGTAGTTTCTCAGCAGTCTGAGCAGGAGTATCGCCGGGGAATTTCTGTAACAGTTGCTGTCTAGTAGCATCAATTACAGGTTTTACTGCGGGATTAGAGAATAGAGGATTTAAATCTTGTAAGTGAGAACTAGCTTGTTGGTTACGAAGCATCTCTGGAAGTGCTGCTTCTTGCTTAGCTAAGGCGTCAGTAATAGCTTTCTCGCTTAGCTTATTACTAGCCATAATTGACTGGGTTACAGCTTGCTGCGTAGCTTGGTTAATCATCAGCATCATAGCTTTCTGAGCATCTTCTCCGCCAGCAGCAATAGTTGCCATGACTTCAGGAGTGATACCGCCAGCAAAGTTAGCATTAGCTACTACCTTCTGCACCGCTTCTGCTGTAAGAGCAACTGGCTCTACGGTAGCTGCTACGTTAGGATCTACAGTAGGAGTATCCCATAGGGTAGCGAACTCAGCCATAGGGGGTTCAGAAGTTACTGGAGCATTAGGATCTATAGTAGGTACTGGCTGAGCAGGCGCAGCATTAGGATCTACTGTAACAGGGATATTACCAGGAGCAGCAGGGCCAGGAACCGGAGCAGTAGGGGCAGCTTGTACTGGCAGGGCTCCTGGAACTACGGGAGCTACAAGGGCAGGAGCTGGCTGAGTTTTAAAGATATCAAAAATAGACATAGTAGTTCTCGCTTTAGGTAAGGTAGGATACTGCAGGGTATAGGTTAAGAGTAACTTTCAGGGTTTTCTGCTCGGAATACTATCTCTTCTTCAGCAGTCTGAGAACAAGTTAGCCGGTAAGATAGTGCTTGTATCTGACCAGCTAGTTTAGCTTCTTGCTGAATAAAGAGATGAGGATCAGTCATATCTAACTCAAGAGCTAATTTCTCTGAAGCATAAGAAGATATATCATTCTGAATAATCTGTTTCTGGGTTATAGAAAGTACTGCTCCTTGCAAAGCTTCTTCATCAGTAAGCTCATAAGAAGAGAACTCATTATCTATTAGTCTGGCCATTATTGGTTTCCTGCTTGCGGGTTATCGGAGGGGTTAGGTCCTGGAGTTTGTGTAGTACCTTCTGGTGTAGGTGTAGTCTCTGCTGGATTAAATCCAAACTGTTCAGGTAAAGGTTGAGGTTGAGTAAACTCCTGTCCTTTTTCTATAGCTAACTGAGCTAATCCTTGCCAGGCACCTAATGCTTGTTCATAGGTTTGCTGCTCAGCAGACTTCTCAAAAGCTGTAAGTTCATCAGCTCCTTGAGTTTTCATTAAGTAAGAGAAAGCCGGAGCTATATTATAAGCTCCCGCAATCTGAGGAGAGCTAGCCATAGCTTGAATACCAGTAGTGAAAGCAGAGGTATTTAGAATCTTTTCGCTAGGAAGCAGACCGTCAGATACACGAAAGTCAAGTACTGCCTTTCTTAATGCTATCGGATCTATCTCTACTTCTACATCTCTATCCCGATTATAGATAGTAGTACCTCCTTGGAACTGGAGGGTATTAAGCTTAAGAATAAGCTTCATAGGAACGAAGACTTGAGACTCAAGTAAGATAGAAGCTAACTGATCACGACCAGTAGAGTTAGCCATTACGGTATCAAACTCTTCTAGAGTTCTATTACCTTTAGTAAACTGCCCTTGGCTAGTTCTGTTCTGTCCGGACAATAGATTAGCCATCTCTATAAGAGCAGATATTTGACCCATAGAACTAGCTGCTTGGTCTTCTCTGTAAGGGAACTGGAATACAGACTCCGCTATATTCTTACCATAAGCTGCTGGACGTACTGGAATCTTAGCAGAAGGATTAGGGGAGTTAATATGCGCAGATGTGATACGAGAAGGATCATATAAGACTCTATCAGATATAGCCCGGCGCCTGGAGGCTATAATAGAGTTCATATAGGTAGAGGCTACCTGCTGGAAAGGCTCTCCGTTATCCGCTAGCGACTTAGTCTGATAGTTTAAACCGTCTTCTAAGGGCTGACCTACTAGAATAGGCAGGTAAGCATGAGCATTAGTTTGCAACTCTGCATAGATGATCCACTCATGGTTTACAATAATGATCTTATAGATCTGAGGAGTATTTTTATTAGGTACAGAGAGACTGAACTCAGAAGGAAGTATTTTACAGTATAAGGTAGTTACTTCATAAGAGTCTTTATAGTCAATCTTAGTCTGAGGAGCAACTAGACCTGCCCATTTAATCCAGTTAGTTCCTCCTGATAGATCCTCTTCAGATACATCAGGGTTAATAGAAGGAATGTAATAGTTTCTAGCGCCTGCATCGCTAGCCCCTACAGTTCCTCCTAAACCTGACTCAAAAGCAGGTACAATATTAGCTATAATCTTATCAGGCAGACTAGCAATGAAAGACTTAAGCTTAATACGACTAAAGAATTCAGTAAAGCCTGCAAACTCTCCGTCCTTATATACTTCTGCAGGAGGTACACGGGTATCTACAAAGGCATTATAAGGATCTAAGCGACGTATACGATTCCCGCTCCAGATAACTTCCTTAGGTTGTCCCGTTTTAATACTCTTATCCAGGTTAGTGTCTACAGAATAGGTTACCTCATCAGTCCAATCTACTTCAAGATAAGCTAGATTGTGCTTAAAACCATCACGGAAAAATAGCATAAGCTGACGTGCCCAGCCTCCACGAATAGAGTTATCAGATAAGATAGACTCTAATTGCAAAGCTTCATCAATAAATCTAGGGGCTGCTACTACTCCAAATAAAGGCTCCCCTGTAAGGTATACAGAGGTCTGATGAGTTACAGCTGCTTCTACCTGAGGCATTACTACAGGTACAACAATGTTCTGAAACTTATCTGCGTCCCCTTGACGGTTAGCATTCTTAGCTCGTAAGTTCTCTTCAGTACGGTCTACCTCTCTTTGATAGATACGGTCTACTCTCTCCATACGAGTACGTAACTCAAGACGAGATACATTCTGTATATTCTGTATAGTTCTGTAATACTGTATAAAGAG